TCTAAATAGGCATTTCCAGTAGCCTGCAAATCTGTATAAACCTTTTCCATTGTTTTCTGAAAACTATCTTCATCATTTAGATTTTCTAACCAATCACGTAATTCTAACTTCATTCGCTCAATACGATTACGTGCTCTATCAACAGCACCTTGATCATCACTATTCTCAAACTTTAACATTGTTCTATCTGTTATATCAAAACGGTATCCAAGACCAACAACATTTTCTACCTTGGCATCAATAGCAGCATGGTTAGCAAAAGATGTATCATAATAGCTTGCTAATTCATAAAGATTATATGGCGGTGTAATTGCATCAAAAATTCCATAGCCATTATGATAAACAGTTCCTGGATTAATTTGTTTTGATTCTGCATCTTGTCCTGAAGGAACTGCATTAGCGCTATTTAAATATGCAACATCATCTTGATTTGCTGGATAAACTTTTGATACAGTTCTAACTGTTCTGCGTTTAAAATTATTGCTTAAACCAGAAAATGATTTTAGATCATCCCATGATTTATTAAATGGGTCTTGTTCTTTAAAAATATTTCTTTCTTCTGGCTGAGTATTTAAACTAGCTTGAATATAATCAAATTCTCTACTCACTTTCGTAAGCATTCCTTCCGTGTGTTTTTAATGTTTGCTGTGCAGCATGAATAGCACCAAGATCATTCATAGATGGAATGAGACCATTCTTAAATCTATCCATTTGTTCACTATATTCTTCATCTGATACTCTAGTCAACCCTGGAACAAAAACTGCTTCTCCGTCACCATCGTCGCCATAATATTTTGCTGCCTGCTTTAGTTCTGCAATCTTTGTTAAATCACCACGAACGGCAGGAATATTTAAAACGTTTCCTTCTCCATCTGTAAACCATTTACCAGTAGACTTTTTATAAACATAAAGGCCCCAGTTATATTTCTTTTCAATAACTTGACGGCGTACATTACTAACAATAGGTTTGCCAGTTTTTGGACTAATAAATGGATTGACGTTATTGTTCATAACCATAAGTATAGCATATAATAGTAATTTTATACCCCCGCCTTACCATTTTACCCTATTTTTATCTCACAGCTGTCCGTAGTACAGTAGGCCTCGCCAATAGAATCAAGATTTCCTACGCCATCATAAATAGCAGACCAATTAATCTTTTTAATCTTACCAATATATGACTCATATTCTTCTTTTGTGATTTGTGTATATGGCTGCTGTGGATAAACAGTATTACCCATTGGCAAGAATGATACGGCTTTCAATTGCCCCTCATACATATTTAATGCTGGAGCAACATGCTTTGATTCTGTTTCTTTATCAAATGAAAGGGTAACAGAAACACCGTTATCCGACCAGTATTTTTGAGCAGTTGCTGCAAGAGCAATCTTTTCAAATAGTGTTACATCCTTTTCAGATCTTGGATGTCCAGAGTGGACTGGGAAATATACCACTTGTGTATTTGCTGATACAAGGTCTTTTTCAATCTTATACCCTGCAGCTTTGAACAAGTGAATCATTGGATCTGTTTCTCCAAAACGAATTGCTCTCAAAAAGTAATCTCCTCCTGGAGCCCAGTGAACTCCTGGCGTTGCACCAGAAAGAATAGAAACTGATCCTGATGGCTTAACAGTTGTTACACGAATTGATTCACGAACGCATAGCCACTCAGAGTATGTGTGGTCGTATTTACGAATTGTATTGTATCCTTCGTCCATCCATTCACGAACTGCTGGTAAGCCCTTCTTATCTGCAAAAGAAGCAATGCCAGTTAGAGATGTTCCAATACGACGATTACGCTGCATGATTCCATTTGTCTGTTGCCAGTGTGTTGGAATTAATGTAACAGTCTTTCCATACAAGTATGCAAATTTTAATGTACGTAAAAAATCTTCTTTTGATTCATGACGATTTAAATGTACCTCGACTAATGTACAGAGTTCGTATGATTCCAATGGCTGCTCTGCACATGGATTAAATCCCATAACACGATAATCTTTATAGTCTGGAGCATCATTTAGTCTTCCATAATTTCTTGCAACATCTAACCAAATAAATCCTGGTTCTCCATTATTTACGATAAGATCTACATAGTCATCATATTTTGTTCCTACCGTTGCAGAAATAGAATTATTTGACATCCATGCCCATCCTGGTTTTTCTGGATCATATGAATTTCTATCAGGAAATACTTCTGCATTTTTTAAATTGATAAAATCTTCATCTCCAGAAGCACCTAGTGCAAGGGTAGCAGAACGACGAACATTTCCAGAAACAACACATGTACCAATTAGATTTACAATATCCACAATAGCACGTGAATCTAGTGTTTCTCCTGCTCTACCGCCAATTACAGTGCGGATACGGTTGTGAAGGTCAATGAGTGGCTGTGGACCGCTTGCAACGCCTCCAAAGCCTTTTATAGGGGCTCCTAGAGGACGGATCAAATCATAGTTAAATTCTTGAATAGCTTGATGTGATCTTAAATAAGAATTTAATAGCATTCTTACTGATTCTACCCAGCCCTCACGGGTATCTGGAATTTCATAAACAAATGCTGGTTCTGTTGGGGCATAAATAGGAAATTGCTTTTCTGCTCCAACGGTATCAAATCCAACTCCAATACCTAACATTAATGCATCCATTACCCATGCAAATAATGCACCAGGATCATTTTTATCAAGATCTCTTGTAGATACCATTGCACAATTCTGCAAGGCAGCAGAGTTTTTCTTCTCCATAGTCATATGGGTTCCAAAAGCCCACATGCCACGTCCTGGTGGTGTCCACTTTAAATTAAACATTCTTTCAAAGGCTTCTTGTGCAGATTTTTGTGCTTTATTATCATTCCATGGAAGACGGTTTTCTTTAGCGTGATTTTTTTGTACTGAGTACATACCCTCGATTACACGACGGCATACTTCATACCAGCGTTCTTTGGTGCCATCCTCTTTGACTCTAGAATAGGTTCTAATAAATGTGATTTCTCCAAGGGAGTTATTTCCAGCATCAGCAAATCCGAACGGTGGCTCTAAATCCTTATATTTATTAACAAACTCTTCTAGCAAACGAAATGAAAATAGATCTGACATTTATAAAACCTTTCAATAAAAATAATAAGAGAGCTTTGCAAATTACAAAGCTCTCCTAGTATAGCATAGATTTATATATATAGCATATCGCTATTCTTCTAAATCTTCCAAATAGTCTAATGGTGTCACTTCTGACCTAGTACGAAAAAATTTATCTGTTTCTGGGTTATAATAATCACCTATTGCAACATATTCTGATGTGGCTCTTTCCTGAACAATTTCAAGCATAAGCGGTTCGCTTAATAATATGGCTCCAAGTCTATCCTCTGCAAAAATAATTTCTTCTACCCTATTATCAATAATTAAAGCTACCTTAATTGGTGGCATATAAATTTTTTCTACTTCAGCAGAGACATTATCTGTATCTGACATACTCTACTCCTTAAAATTAACTCTGTCTATAATAACAATATCCCATTTACCGATAGGACATGAGGCATTAGGAAGTTTTGTTTTTAAATTCATAATACATCCGCACTCTTTGCATTGTGATGTTGTTTTTATAAATTCTGGACACTCTCTACAAATAGATAATCGTTTTTCCGATATCTCTTCTTGTACCCTTCCCAAATTTTTATTAAATAAGTCCCAAGGTCTGGCTGGTCTGCTGTATGGATCTTTATTATTTGTCATGTTTTTATTATATCATTTCTAAAAAAAATTATTCAAAAGATTTCTTTTTCCAAATATTTTTTTTATACCACCCATAATGAACTGAGTGAGATTGTGCATTATTATAATCTGATAATGATATTAAATTTTTATTTTCTTCCATTTTCCAATTTTCTCTTTTAAATGGAATAATTTGTGCATATGGAGTACCTTTTTCGACATATCCTTCAAATTTATCTTTAATAAAGAATGGCAAATTGCCTTTGTGCATTAATCCATCTGCATCTACTACACCGCTCATTGTTGTAAAAGGTAAATCAAATCTATTTAATGGATGTGTTATAAAAGCAGAATATCCAGGTGGTAATTTAAATACAGATTGGGTTAGCCAAATAAAATGTGCATCATGATGTCCAGCTGGAGTTGGAATTTTATCATTTGGATCATTTTTTCTTTCTCCTACTGGAGCAGATATTCCTGGCTTCCAGTCTACATATGGATAACCATCCTGATTTTTACCTATAAAAATATCTGTTGATAATTCTAAACAATAGCCAGATGTTAATGAATCTAGGAATGGAATACAGGTTTTTACACCTTTGTCTTCCCATCTTGAATTATTTTTACTAATTAATTTTTCTTGTGGTATTAAAAAATCAGAATCTCGGTACCACTGTGGAATTTTTGTTTTTATAGTATTAAAGCCAGTAAGTAATGGATTAATATTTGCATACTCAATTTTCTCTACCCTTTTAAATTGAAACATTAATTTATTCTTCTTGACTTTCGTTTAATAAATAAACTACCTTTGATTCATGATCAAATTTTCCAGTTGCTGAGTTGTAGGTGTCTCCTGTAAATGTTTTACACATATTGTTTTCTAGTGTTGCATCAATAAAAATGACATTATCTAAAAACATTGATGCAACCCTATCATTTGTATGCATAACATCTAAAACAATGCCGTTTTTAACAACTGCAATCTTTCTATTATTTACTTCTTCGCTCATTTTTTCTCCTTATATATAGTATACACCATAAAAATATTATGATGATGCAGACCAGTTATCTAGTGTTGAACCAGAGACAGCTCCTACCGATCTTTTAACAACACCAACTCCTTGATACTGAGTAGTTGATGGTGTAAAATTTAATGTACTACCAATCTGTCCAGACTGGCCTGTTGAGCCATATGCACTAATTGCAACGCTTCCAGATGAAGTGACTACACGAATTGAATTTATTGGTGTATAAGATGATGTATTAGATGTCATCATTGTATTTGTATAAGTTCCATTATTTTGAACAACATGAATATTAGAATTATAATTTGTTGTAGATGTTGTTGTATTTACTTGACATCTAGCATATGGACCTTCTAAAGTATTACATCCAGCGTATCCTGTTCCTTGGCATATATTGTTTCTTTGTGTTGTAGTTCCACAAGGAGATGTTCCACTGCTGTAACCGCTCCATCCTCCACCACAAATGATTTCAAAAGTATATCTGCCAAACGATAAGTTGGCACAGCACCCACCTGGGTCATTATTACTATAGTCATATACGTATTGACTACAGCTAGTACTATATGAAGTAGATGTATCATAATAAGGAACTGCGCCCCAATAATTTCCTGAATTAGATACCCACCAAGCAACACCAGTTTGAGCATATGCGTCAGCATTTACTGTTTGGTTTGTTCCATTAATATTTACGTGTGCTAAAGCAAATCCATCATTTGTTTGAGCTTGAGATCCATTTGCAAACCATGTTCCAGAATCTGCAACCCATGCTTGAGCATTTCCAGTTGTACTTCCTAAAGCAACTGAAGTCGTTCTATTAAAGTTATCTGAGTCTGATGCTGGATATGCCATATTAACAGAATTTGATGCTGCAGATGATGCAGACCATCCATTTGCGTTATATGCCCTAGCAGTAAATGTATAGTTTTGTCCTAAAGGCAAAGATGTAGCAGATATTGGAGATGAAGCTCCAGTATAGTTTAAGTTAGATGGACTTGATGTAATATCGTAATTTGATATAGCTTTTCCACCAGTTCCGTTCGCTGTAAATGTAACTGATGCTGATTGAGGGCCTGTAGTTGTTGCTGTTCCAATAGTTGGTGCCTGTGGCACTGTTGTAGCTGTAACTGATGAAGATTGTGATGAATTAAGACTGTCTCCTCCAGCAAAGTTAGTTGCTTTTACAACAAAAGTATAGCTAGTATTTGATGCTAATCCAGCTACTGTTAATGGACTTGATGCTCCAGTTGTAGAAAATGCTGTTGGTGATCCTCCAGCATATGCTGTAACAGTATATGATGTAGCAGCTGGTCCAGTTAGAGCTGGTGTAAATGTAACAGATACTGCACCATTATTATATGAGCGTGAAGTACCAATATCCGTACCAGTTCCTATAGTTGGAGCGTCTGGAGCAAGTTGCTGAACAACAAAAGCTCTATCTACATAGTTTCCTCCAGCATCGGTTGCACGAATTGTATAAGAGTATGGACTTGCAGTATTTGTTGTTGGTGTACCTGAAAATTGAGCAGTTGATGTATTAAATGTTAGTCCAGAAGGAAGTGATCCTGATACAACTGAATATATAATGGCTGCTCCACCATCTGAATCTGATGCCTGAATAGTTTGCGAATATGCTTCATCTTTTCTATATGCTGG